CTGGAGCAGATGAAGGCTGAGATCGAGGACAGGACAGGGGTCAAGCTCAAGCCGGTGCCCAATCACGGCACGCTGGACCCGATGGCAATCGGCAGCAACCCATATCTATTTAGCTGAAGGGGGTTGACGGAGTTCTGCGGGTGCGTAAAGTAACGGGGCAGCATGTCTGCACTGTTTTTAACACACCCCCTCCATTTCATGGCGACAGAATTATTGCGCACTCCCATCGTTGAAGTGCGCTGGTGTCAGCTGCTCGGCAATGCCCGTAGCAACAAGTTTGATCCGGCGAAAAACCCTACGTGGGAGATCGAGATCATTCTTGAAAACGACAACCCTGAGCACGTTGCATGGTGCGAATCAATCGAAGCTCAGTTCGAGAAGCTCCACGAAGGAGAGAAGAAGCACACTCACTGGCTGCCAATCAAGGCAGACAAAGAGCAGCCCAAGACCCGTCAGTGCTGCCGCTTCAAGCTCCCTGAGTTCACCTACAAGGACGGCAACAAGTCAGAAGGCCCAGTCGTTTACGACGCTCAAGGCAATCACTGGCCTGCCGACAAGCAGATCGGCAACGGCAGCAAGATGCGCATCGGCTTTGACATCTACGGCTGGAAAGCCCCAACAGGAGCAGGCATGACGCTGCAACCCAAGGGAGCGCAGGTCATCGAGTGGATTGCAGCGCCAATGACCAAGCCATCAAGTGCTGCGGACTTTGGCTTTGAGGTGGCTCCTGCAACCGAGTCAAAGGTTCCGTTCTGATGAACTTTTCGATTACTGCACCATCCAATCCTGACGGTTTTGATCCGTCCCAGTTCAAGATCCAGGCTGACGGCAGCTTCCGCATCTCGATCCGTGGCATGGCTGCCATGGCTGGGATCGACGACAACGGACTCGGACGCAGTCTCAAATCAGCTGCGGACGAGAATCCACTTCCGTGCGCTAGATCTCTTCTGGCGCAAGGGTTCTGCTCCGCGGACGTGGCGAGCTGGTCTGCGACAGGTGGGATTCCTGAAAATGCCGCCCCTTTCATTCTTGAGCACTACGGCGACGCATCCGCCAGTCCGAGTACTCAAGCTCGTGCTGTGCTGCTTGCCTTCAGCCGAGTTGGCATCAACGCGTATCTGAAAGAAAGGCTAGGACAATTACAACAACCCGAACCACAGAAAGCACTGCCTGTGGATGTTCTGGCGCTCACTAATAGAACCATTGACGTGCTGGAACGTCTTGGCGGAATAGACGAAAGAGCACAGATGCTGCTCCGCGATGTAGCAATTAATTATGTACTAAAACAATCCGGCGGAACAATGCCGGAGCTTGAGTCAGTCAAATACTCAACAATTTCGGAATACGTTGTGACACTGGGATGTCCAGCTCATAAAGCAACTGCTGTGGCGCAGCATGTAGGCAAAGCAGTTAAAAGGTTATACCGGGAGGAGAATGGACGTGACCCTAAAGCGCAGCCTCAGCTGGTTAATGGAAGAACCTGCAAAGTAGCTTTGTACGAATCAGATTGGCTACAGAAGCACGAGAAAGGTTTGCGAGAAGATATGAATAATTATCTGACCAAATGAAGCAAGCTTGACTGAATCATGTCAACAAGAACTGCTCTAAAAACACAAACAACCATGCAACGCACCAATGGAAAGCCCTTCTATTCCCAGGCTGACGAAGACGCAGCGATTCAGATCCAGTTACTCACTGAGATCAAGCAACTCTTACTTCGAGTTGTCAAAGTTCAAGAGCCTCCGACGCTTCCAGATATTCCGTCGCCAGCTCCGCGCCGCGCTCCTCGCAAGGCTAGGAATGCAGGGCTGTGAGTTCACGCTTCCGCTGAGGCCCATCAGCAAAGCAAGGCCAAGATCCTTTCAGGGACAGGCCCGGCCCTACATGCCTGCTTCATATAAGCAGTGGATTAAGGACGCTCGGATGCACCTGGGCGAGTGGTGGACTAACCCGCCGCTTGATCATGTTGATGAGCTAGCTGTTCACTTCTATGGCCCAGCCAGAGGCGACCTCGACAACAGGGTTGGCAGCCTGCTTGACGCCATGAATGGTCTGGTGATTGTTGACGACAACGTGAATGTGTTGCCTCGCATGAGGCTTGCCTTTACCAAGGCCAAGACTGCCGACGCTCGCATTTACATCCGCCTGACGTGGAGGGACGAATGATTACTTGTCCCACATGTGGCCACACTCATTCAACAATCAAAGAAACGAGGAGGCGCGATGGCTACATCGAACGCCGTCGTACTTGTGACAACTGTGGCCATGGAATGATCACCAAGGAGTTCAGCGCAAGCTCGATTTCTAAGCTGCTAAATGAGGCCCAGGAGAAAGCATTAGATGTTGCTGTTCAGCTATTCGGAGGGCGATGAGTGACAGTCCTGCCTCTCGTTTTATTAGGCACGCTGCCTGCCCTAGCTGTAACAGCAGCGATGCGTTGGCGGTTTACGACGATCACGAACACTGCTTTTCCTGTGATTACGACAAGCAATTCAAAGAGAAAAGCGAAGCACCTTCCGAGGCGAGATCTTTTCAGGCAATGAATGAAATTGCTTTTGACCTAACCGAGCCACATAGGGGCTTGGATAAAAGGACGCTGGACTCCTATGGCATCGGCTTCAAAGATGGATTCATCATCTATCAATACCGAAACAAGGACGGCCAGCACGTCGCTCAAAAGATCAGAGCCATCGAAGCTGATGACGACGGCAAACGTCTGACTCAGTGGAGGGGCTCGGCCAAGGAGGCCACTGGTTTCGGCCAGCACCTGGCTAACCCGGCCAAGCACAAGGCCATCGTGATCTGCGAAGGCGAGCTTGATGCGCCCAGTGTTTATCAGGCATTTGGCGGCAAGGTTGCTGCTATCTCAGTGCCTAACGGTGCCCAGTCAGCAGGCAAATTTGTCCGTGAGCACCTTGATGAGTTCCTGAAATTTGAATCCGTCGTCGTCTGTACGGACAACGATGAACCGGGCAATGCCGCGGCCACTCAGATCATGGATCTGTTTGAACCCGGCAAGGTCAAACGCGCTGTGCTCCCTTGCAAGGACGCCAACCAAACCCTGACGGAGATGGGCAGCCATGTCCTGAAGGAAGCCGTTGAAGCAGCGCGCGAGATTCGCCCGGATGGGATCAGACCCGCCAGCGATTACGCCGGACTGGTGCTAAAGCCACCCGATCGCAGAGCCACTGACTGTGCTTTTGCGTTCTGGAATGCCAAGACTCCCTTCTATGACAACCAGCTGATCATCTTGATTGCTGGCTCAGGGATCGGAAAGACCACGTTTGCCAGGACGCTGTGTCTCCATGACATGGAGCGCGGCATCAAGTGTGGATGGATCGGCCTAGAGGAAACAGCTGAAGAAGCTGTGTTCCGCTTTGTTGGTGCTGCTGCTGGTATCCAGCTCCATGCCCGGCAGAGCTATGGCGAGCTCAATCCGCAGCAAATGCTGGACATTGAACAGGCTGATCGCTTTGTCACTGGCAGCGGATCGCTGGAGCTATTCGATCACTTCGGATCACTCGATGAGGAATCAATCCTCAACCGGATGAACTACATGGTCAGGTCGCTGGGGTGCCAGCACATCTACCTCGATCACCTGACGATCATTGGCTCCGGCTTGGCGCAAGACACCCGCCACCTAGACAGCTTGATCACCAAGATCAGGTCGTTTATTGCTGCAACTAAATGCACGGTCTTTGCTATCTCTCATCTCTCCCGATCACAAGGGCAGAATTTTGAGAATGGCGACATCCCTGAGTTACAGAACATCAGGAACAGTCATTCAATTGTGCAATTAGGAGACACGATCTGGGCTCTTGGTCGCAAGCGTGGAACGCAGCTGACTCACTCTCACTGCTTAAAGAACAGGATGCTTGGCCGTCTTGGCTATGCAGGATCCTTTGAATTTGACGAAGCCACTCAACGACTTGATCACAAATGGGTAGACCAGGCTCAGAGCTTCTGAACTGGACTGATCTGACGATCGGCCAGCTCGTTCATTTCTTTACCGGCGCAGGCTGGAAAAAGGCAACAGTCCTGTCAAGGACAGACCATTCAGCAAAAATTCTTTTCACTCAAGGAAACAATGAAAGACAAATCACGATCACGGATGAACGAAACATCAGAACAAAAGATTGCACGGATGGAAAAGGTATTCGGTCAGTCGGAGATGAGCTTGCTGACGGGCGACATCAGACGCCTCTTGATCTGGGCCTATGAAAGCTATAGCAAAGCATTCACAAAGGGTGACACTAAAGAGTCGATGTACTGGGACGGTTACATCCGTGCGCTGCATCACGTACTGGAAGGGATTGGACAGTGATGGCAGTATCAACAGCATCAGTCGTTCTCTGCCCTAAGTGCGGAACTCAGACAGCCACCTATTGCTATGGCACCAAGAAGCCTGACGTGAAAGTCAGGTATAGAAGATGCCCCAAGTGCGAAAACCGGCTCAAGACTGTTCAGCAATTGGATGATCCTGAAGCAGGTGAAAAAATTGTCCCAACCATGACGGCAGGTGAGCAAGGAAAGTTTCTTGCTGAATGCCGGGACAGGGCTGCCAGTGCCAGGCAAAAGGGCAGGAGGAAAGCCATGAAACAAATAAAACTAACTGAACGAGACGTTGCTGAGATCAAGTTCCTCGTTCTCAACGGCATCCAAACGCAGGCATACACCGCCATGCAGTACGGAGTGGAGAAGACTGCCATTCATCGCATTGCGACTGGCGCTTGCTTCGCTGATGTCCCAACCCCTAAATCTTTGGCAGACCTATGAACATCTACATCGACATAGAACCTGAAGCATTTGCTGCAAGCAGACGCCATGAGTTTGAGTTTCAGATCAGTGACTACAAGTGGACCTATCACACACGGATTGATTACTGCCTCAAGGATTTGGTTGGTCAATTAGAACAACTAAAAAAACATGCACCAAACCACACGCAAGTGCTGTGTATGGGGCACAAGAACAATTTCAGATATGCAATTTACCCGCGATATAAAAGTAACCGCAGAGGGATCCGTAAAGCAGCAGGCTACGGGGCCCTGAGGGAATGGCTGGCCAAAGAGTACGAGTCAGTAATTCTCCCCAATGTGGAGGCGGACGACGCCCTGGGCTTGATGGCTGGCCCTGATGATCTCATCTATTCCAAGGACAAAGACCTGCGGACGATCAAGGGTGTCCACATGGAACCCAACGGTGAGCTGACAGAGGTGACGGAGCTTGACGCCAACCGCAGCTTCTACAAGCAAGTCCTGACTGGCGACAGCTGTGACGGATACCCTGGCTGCCCCAATGTGGGAGCCAATGCCAAGTTCTTCAGTAGCGATGACTGGCTCAAGTGCTACGCCGAGATTGATTTCTGGCAGCTTGTTCAGGGGCAGTATCTATTGGCGACCAAGAAACTATTTGATCGCCATGAAGTTACGGACCCGCTCAAGTTCTGTATGCAGATGGCTCGTGTCGCTCGGATCCTTAGGCCAGGTGAATACGACCATGAGAATGAGAAGCCTGTCCTATGGGATGGGCCGGGTTAGAACAGG